GAAGGCCAAAGAACGGTTGTGCGCGACCTAATTGCACGGATCAACCAAGCGAGGAACCTATGACAGACACAGCAACTGTCGAGCCCGGTGGTACCGGCCTACTCGACAGCGTGAGCGTCGAAGACCCAAACACCCCGACAGAAACCAAAGCAGTCGAGATCGACCACCGACCACCCGATCCGACCAAGGCAGCAGCAGAAGACCCGCTCGAGCGCCCTGATTATTGGCCAGAGAACTTCTGGAACAAGGACAGCAACGAGCCCGATCTTGAGGGCATCGCGAAGAGCTGGCGCGATCTGCGTGCCAAGATCAGCAAGGGTGCGCACAATGCCCCGGCTGATGGCAAGTACGATCTAAGCTCATTCGGTGGCGAGGAAGCTGCCGGCAACCCTATGGCCAACACCTTGGCCGGCTGGGCAAAAGAGAATGGCCTATCGCAAGCACAGTTTGATGATCTGGCGACATCACTGCGCAACCAGGCGCAGGAGCTCATGTCTGGCGAGATAGTCGACCCAGCAGAAGAAATGAAGAAGCTGGGGCCGAACGCCAACGCGGTGGTCAACGGCATGGTCGATTGGGCTCGCGGCCTGGTGGCCAAGGGCGTCTGGTCGAAGGATGACTTCGATGAATTCAAGATCATGGGCGGCACTGCCCGTGGGTTGAATGCGCTGATGAAGATCCGCGAAGCATACGAAGGTCGAGTGCCGATCGAGTCTGCCCCGATTGATGGCGCACCCAGCAAAGAAGAGCTCTACGCGATGGTGGCCGATCCTAAGTACAAGAGCGATCCGGCTTACCGCCAGAAGGTCGAGCGGATGTTCCGCACCTACGTCACAGAGTAACTCCTCCGTTGTTGCCAGCGGACTTTGCCCGGCCTTGTGCCGGGTTTTTTTGTCAATAAATCAAGCGGGTGTCTTGCATTTTTTGCAGATGTCAATACAATCGCGGCAAGGCCCACCGGGTTTCCCCGACCCTGACCGCAGCGAGAAGCTGACGACCGGCTGCCGTAAGCAGCAAGCAAAGGCCCGCACCAGCGGCTTACCGACGCGCAAACCCCTGACTAATCAACCGAACGAGGTATCCAAATGAGCGTTTCTCTCTCGAACGCCTTTGTGACACTCTTCGATGCTGAGGTCAAACAGAGCTACCAGGGCAAGGCCATGCTGGTAGGTGCTGTGCGTCAGCGTCGTGGTGTCGAAGGCTCTACTGTTAAATTCCCGAAAGTCGGTCGCGGCGTGGCTACTGCCCGCGTTACTCAGACCGATGTGACCCCAATGAATGTTGGGTTCAGCACTGTTACCTGCACGCTGTCTGATTGGAACGCTGCAGAGTACAGCGACATCTTCTCGCAAGCCAAAGTTAACTTTGACGAGCGTTCTGAGCTCGCCCAGGTGGTTGGCGCTGCAATCGGTCGTCGCCAGGATCAGCTGATCCTTGACGCACTGAACGCAGCATCTAGCACCGGCACTGTGGCGAACTCGATTGGTGGTGCAAACACCAACATGAACATCGCCAAGCTGCGCGAAGCTGCAAAGATTCTGAACACCAAAAACGTGCCTGCTGAAGGCCGCAACATCATCATCCACGCTAACTCGCTAGCATCGATGCTTGAGCAGACTTCGGTAACGTCGTCTGACTTCAACACCATCAAAGCGCTGGTGCAGGGTGAGATCAACCAGTTCATGGGATTCACTTTCCATGTCCTGGGCGACCGCTCGGAAGGTGGTTTGCCGATTGATGGTTCGTCGGATCGTACCTTGTACGCATTCCACCGCGACTCCATCGGCTACGCAGAAGGCATCGCTCCCAAGACCGAGATCAACTACATCCCCGAGAAGACCAGCTGGCTGGTCAATGCTTTGTTCTCGGCTGGTGCGGTTGCGATCGACTCCGAGGGTATCGTCAAGATCACCGCCCGCGATACTGCGGCTGCGGCATAAGGAGGGCTGAATCATGGCTTTTGCAAGCGATAACCTGTACCCGGTCGGCGGCAACCCGAAGAAGGGCAATGCCCCTACCCTCTGGTTGTACTGGACGACTGACAGCGCCGCGACTGTGGACACTGTCGGTTACTTTGACAATGGAACGACTACCAATACTGGTATGCGCGGCCTGATGTCGATTGGTGATGTTGTGATGCGCGTGACCGTTGATTCGGTTACTGCACCAACTTCTGTCACCAGCGCTGGGCTGCACATTGTCAGCGGTAACAGCAGCGGCATCATCGACGTGAACGATGCTACCGCACTGTCGACAACCGATACTGACTAATCGGTAGTAGTGCAACGAGGCCAGCCACTGAGCAATCGGAGGCTGGCCTTTCTTACATTAAGAGGTCGTTATGGCAGCAGGCGATACAGGTGTTTCAATTTGCTCTGACGCGCTAATTTTATTGGGCGCGAAGGCAATCTCATCGTTTAACGATGGCACCGATGAGAGCTCTGTTTGCGACCGTCTGTACCCAGACATCCGAGACTCGACCTTGATGATGTACCCGTGGTCGTTCTCAATGAAGAAGATCGCGCTGGCGCAACTGATCACCACACCGACTAGCTACTGGAAGTACGAGTACCAACTGCCTGGCGATCGCCTGGGCAGCCCGCATTCTGTGCGTGATACCGCTGCCGTGGGCGGCAACATCAGCGTCGATTGGGAGATCCAGGGCGACAAGCTGCTGACGAACCTCGACGCGGTCTATATCGACTACCAGTACCAGACACCTGAGTACGCGATGCCTCAATACTTTGTGCAGCTGCTCAAGTACATGATTGCCTGGCACATCGCAGAACCAATTACCGAGCAGGCAGAGAAGACACTGCGCTGGCGGCAGATTGCTGTGGGTGACCCTGCTGAGAATGGTCGCGGCGGCTATGCACGGCAGGCGATGGTGATCGATGGCAAGAACCAGCCGGTGCGCGTGATTGAAGATTACACGTTGATTGCCGTGAGGAACTGATGGCACGCTTCGTTGACTTCACAACGAACTTCTCGACCGGCGAGCTCGACCCGCTGTTGCGTGCTCGCGTCGACCTGCAGCAGTACGGCAATGCCCTATCCAAAGCCACCAACGTATTGATCCAACCGCAGGGTGGTCTACGTCGCCGGCCAGGCACCAAGCACATCCTTGAGCTGCCCAACACCAGCACCGCATCTGCCGGCAACGGCGTGCGCCTGGTGCCGTTTCAGTTTTCGGTCGATGACAGCTACATGCTGTGCTTCACGCACAACCGCATGTATGTGATCAAGAACGGTGTCGTGCAGGCCAACATCAATGCGTCGGGCAACAACTATCTGACCACCAGCATTGGCTCAAGCATTGTCGATGACATGTGCTGGACGCAGTCGGCTGACACATTGATTGTTGTTCACCCTGATCTGCAGCCGGTGCGGATTACGCGCACCAGCGACACAGCATGGACTGCGACCACGATCACGTTCGACAGCATTCCGAAGTACGCGTTCACGATGACTGTCACGACACCATCTGTGGGTCATCTAACGCCAAGCGCGGTGTCTGGGAATATAACGCTGACCTCTCAGAATAGTTACTTCACATCTAGTCACGTTGATCAGTACATCAATGCCTCGCCTCAAGGTAGGGCAAAGATTGTTGCTGTAGACAGTGGCACTACGGTGCGCGCAATTACTGAGTATCCATTTTTCAACACCAGCAACATTCCTCAAGGCAGCTGGGAAGTTGAATCTGGGTATGAGGCTGTGTGGAGTTCTGGTAAAGGATGGCCGCGCTCTGTCACTTTCCACGAAGGTCGGCTGTATTTTGGCGGCAGCAAGTCTCGCCCGTCGACCATCTGGGGCTCAAAGATCAATCTGTTCTTTGACTTTGTGCCGAGTGAATCGCTGGATGATGATGCAGTCGAGGCAACGCTAGACACCAACGAGCTCAACGTCATCACCGACATCATCAGCTCGCGTGACTTCCAGGTGTTCACCACAGGTGGTGAATTCTATGTGCCGCAGCAAGGTACTGACCCGATCACGCCGCTGACCTTCACCTTCAAGAACGTCAGCCGCAACGGTATCAAGCCTGGCACGCGGGTGCAGTCTGTGGAATCTGGCTCGATCTACATCCAGCGCCAGGGCAAGTCGCTTAACGAGTTCATCTTTTCGGACACGCAGCTGACCTACATTACGCAGCGTATCTCTCTGCTTGCTGGCCATTTGCTAAAAGGCCCGCAGCGGATTGCTCTGCGTCGCGCATCGAGCACCGAGGAAGCAGACCTGCTGCTGATGACCAACACTACCGATGGCAGCATGGCGGCATTCTCCATCATGCGTAGCCAGCAGATCACAGCACCGTCTGAGTACACCACCGATGGCGAATTCATTGATGTCGGTGTCGACGTGACCCAGATCTACTGCGTCACCAAGCGCGTCTTCAATAGCACAACAAGATACTTTGTTGAGCGCTTCCAAGATGATTTGTATACAGATTGCGCATTTACTGGCGGCGCTGCGGCAAGCGCATCAAGCCTGCCGCATGTAGGCAAGTCGTTGGACGTGATCACCGATGGTGTGCCGCAGTCTGACGAGACCGTCAGCGGTGGCGGCTCGGTGACGTTCGACCGGGCGTCGACCACCAGCTACGAAGTAGGTTTGCCGATCACGGTGTACGTCAAGACAATGCCTGTCGAGATCAAGCTGCAGACAGGCAGCCGGGTGTCGTTCAAGAAGCGCATCGTCGAAATTAGCGCGGTGCTGGAAGAAACGCAAAACATCCTGATCAATAACCAGCCGGTGGCATTCAGGCTATTGGACAACCCATTGCTGGATGATCCAGAGCCAACCTTCACCGGCATCAAGCGGGTCAACGGGGTGCTGGGTTACAGCCGCGAGCAGTCGATCGAAGTGTCGCAGAACCTGCCGCTTAAGATGAACCTGCTCGGCCTTGATTATCGCGTGGCCGTTTACTCGGGAACATAGACATGGCAGTTGATCCCTCCGTATTAGTTGCTGGCGCTGGCTTTATCTCTTCCTACGGTGCCGCGCAGGCACAGCAGGCTGCCGGCATCCAGCAGCAGACCGGCTTTCTTCTGCAGGCCCGTGACAACCTGGCTGTGGCCGAGGTGCGTGCCGAGTTTGCCGAGATGTATTCGTACATCCAAGCTGGTCGGATGCTGAAGAAAGCAGAGGCTGAGTCACGCAACTATCAGATCGCCGGCAACACGCTACTGAGAAACATGCGCTCGACCAATGCCGCGATCCGAGCTCGAGCAGCTGCGAGCGGCGTGGTGCTGGGTGAAGGCTCAGTGCAGGCAGTGCAGACCGAGAACGTGCGCAACACCATGTTCGATGTCGGCATCACAGACCTGAACGCACTCACCGCTCGCATTATGGGTTACGAGGATGCGGTGGCGATGGTGCAATCGACCGAGTACCAGAACATGCTGAACCTGTTTACGGCAGAGCGCCAAGGTGCTCAGTACCAGCAGGCCGGCACGGCAGCTCGCCAGCAAGGTGGCCTGCTGGCTACCGCGACGCTCACCAAAGGCGCTGTCGAATTTGGGCAGACTGCGTACAGAAAAACATAGGGCAACGACATGGCGACAAGACTTGAACCAGGACAAGTGCAGCTGCGATCAAGTGGCGGTGTGCCAATGCAGCAGATCGTGCCAACGGGTGTCGATTACATCGGCCCGCGTGCGCAAGCCCGCGCCGCTGAAACGATGGCCCAGATCCTCGACCGTATGTCGCAGAGCACTTTTGGCCTGGCCAAGGAAATGGCGCAGGAAGAAGCATTTAGATTTGCTGCTGAGAATCCGATCACCGAAGAACAGCTGCAACTGGCCAAGGAAGGGTTGCCGCAAGCGATCCCTGGAGTTGGCAAGACCGCTGGCGACTACACCGCATATGGCAAAGCACGCAAGTTCTCTAGCGACTACACCGTATATGGCCAAGCACTACAGAAAGCACGCACGCTGCAGCTTGCTGGTCACTTTGAGATCGAAGGTCGCAACGAATTAGCCAAGCTGCTGACCGAAGTACAGAGCGGCAAGATCAGCTCGAAAGATGTTGCTGCCAAGATCGCCACGGTAACTGACGGTTATGCGAAATCGCTGGCCAAGGTCGATGGTGAGGCATCGATCAAGTTCCGCGCCACGATGGCCACGCACGGCAACACCGTGCTGAACTCTGCCTACGAGTCAGAACTCAAGCGCGTCAAAGATCAGGAAAGAATCAAGTTTGATCTGGACTTCGACAACGGCGTGCGGTTGCTTGAGGCGACTGTAAGCCAGCAGCCGGAGATGATCGATCAGATTGCCGATGTGTTCCGCACCAACATGACCACGCAGTCTTTGTTGCTGGGTGATCTTGGACTGCAAAAGGAATACAGCACTAAGTTTGAGACAGCGCTGCGCAACGCCAAGATCAACGCGCTGACCAAAGAGTTTGCGAACGACAAGTACATGGCCGATCCGATGGCCACACTGAATAAGATCCGCATGGGTGATGCTGGGAAACTCAGCCCTGTTCTGCAGTCAATGATCGTCAATGACTTCGAAGCTGTGGCCAAGGTCACTGCGAATTATATGACCGCAGTCAACCAGCGCGAAACGATTGAGAAGCAGAAGAAAGCTGATGACAAAGCCTCAGCTCTCAAACAGTTCTTGCCGCTGTATGACCAAGCGCTGATGGCACCAGAGGGCAGCGCCCAGCGCAAGAAGCTGACCGACCAGATCGCTTCCATTGCGATGAACAATCCTGACGTTGTGCCGCTTGGTGTATTGAAAGATCTGCGCGAGCCGCCCAAGGGTGAAGGCAACGCGATGGTCGAGTTCAACGTGCTGCAGGGAATTTACGAAGGTCGCATTACTAAGCCCGAGGAAATCTGGGCGATGACCAAGCGCGGTCTGTCATCCAAGCAAGCGGTCGCTGCACTCAAGCTGCTTAACCGCGAGGACAAGCAAGACCAGAACGAGCTCGACCGTGGACTGTCGCAGCGTGCCGGCATCCCTGTGATCCCAGGCAGCGTGACAGTCATCGACCCTAAGGGTGCCGAGTTCAAGCGCCGCCAGGAGCTGCTGGGAATAGCCAAAGACATTGAGGCTCGCCATGCACGCGAGGGCAAGCCGCCACCTACACCGAGGGCGATCTTGTCAGAGATTGATTCGATCATTGAGAAACAGCGCAATAGCGAAGGTGCCAAGGCTGCACGCAAGCAGCTCGATGAAGTCTGGTCGAAGCAGAAGTGGATCAACGGCCCGATCACCCGCAAGACCCTGCCGCAGCTCGAGCATCTGGCCAAGGGCGACCGCACCAAAGAAAACGCCGTGTCTCAGATCAAGAAACTGCTAGACCAGGCTGGAGAGTGATATGGCATACAGCGCAATCGAACAGAGATACGTTGACCTGCTGACTACAGCAGCATTCCCTGATGCCGTGAACGAGCCAGAGCCGATGGCAGAGGAGCCGTCGCTGGAAGGCATGCAGCTCGCTGCCGGCCCAAGTGCTACGCGCACCGATGCGCCTCAGAGCTATGGCGAGATCCGCGCTGTGCAGCCGACCAGGCTGGAGTCTGCGTTGCAGACTGCTGGCGTCACTCTCGAGCAGATCGGTCGCTTTGTCGATGGCCTGGGTCAGGTAGATGTGCCTGGTCTGGGCCAGATGAGCCTGGCTGACCTATTGCCATTCGTCGGCAGCGCCAAGGAAGGTACCAGGTCGGTGATGGGTGGCCCTGAATGGCAAGGCACGCCGAAGGCGTTGCAGGCGCCAGCTGAAGGTAAGCCGTTGGTGACCGGCACGGGTCAGACGTTGCAGCTGTCAAAAGACGCCAAGCTCGCTGCGTTTGATGTGCTGCCTGCCGCCGAGGGTTTGAGGTCTGCTGCCAAGGGCGTCAAGACTGGTATAACAAAAATAACGCAATCAACAGCAAATAAAGCAAGGCAAACGTTTATAGATCAACTTGATCAAAATTTTGAAAACTTAGTTAAGCAATACTCAAAACTTGATGGCACAAATGGTGGCCGCATTTTGAATACTGATGATGCCAGAGAACTGTCCTCGGATTACCGAAAGAATCGATCTTTAGCATCTGCTGTACAAGATCCAGCAAGTGATTTTGTTGAGCGGGTATTTGAACAAAAACTATCTAAACCAACACCGCAAGGTTTTGATTCTCGCGTGCTAATTCTTGGTGGTGGCGGCGGCTCTGGGAAATCCTCTGGCCGCAAAAAAATGGGCAGCATTTCGGAAAAATCAGAAATTGTTTATGACACAACACTTTCTAATTTAGAAACAGCCCAAAACAAAGTAGAGCAAGCGTTAAAGGCTGGGCGAGAAGTTGTGATTACTTATACCGCTCGCGATCCAATCGAGGCCTTTTACGGTGTTCTTGAGCGTGCTATGCGACAAGAAGCTGAATTAGGTAGCGGGCGAACAGTTCCGCTAGAAGTTTTTGCGCGTCAGCATCCAAGTGCTCGCTCAAACATTGACGCATTGGCTAACATTTACGCCGAAAACCCAAACGTCAAAATTATTGGAATTGACAACACTTTTGGAATTGGCAATGCGAAAGTTGTGTCTGTGTCAAACATTCCCAAATTCGATTACAATGGGTTAGAGGAAAAACTCCATGAAATCCTTAGACAAGAGTACCAGGCAGGTCGAATCAGCGACGCCGTCTATCGCGGCACGCTGGACAACTATCGACCCAAACAGCCTGGAAGCCAAGATCGGCCAGGAATTGTGCGACAGCCTGAACGCGACGGTTCTGGAGCGCGAGAAGGAGCGCAACAAAGCAGCGCCCTCCCCCAACAAGTAACCGGGGGCCGCAGAGCTCCTAAACCGGGAGCTCAATGATGGCCTCACTTGACCAGCGCCTCAACCAATTCCTACCACCGACCGACCAGACTGAACCTGGTCAGCTCGAGCCAATGCCGGCTGCGGAGCCGGCCCCTATCCTTGCCCCTGAATCTACCGCCGAGCTCGGTGAGCCGAGCATGGACGGTGTGCAGCTGACCGGTCTGTCCGACAAGATTATCCGGGGCGCTCTGACCCGTGCCGGCCAGAAGGCCGAGCGCGAGCTGCTGCCGCCTAAAGATTTCACCAAGCCTATTCGCCGCAAGGGCGAATCCGAAGCTGACTATGCCAAGCGCACGATGGCTGAGCGCGATGCTTTCCGCGCCAGCCAGGCTGACCCCAACCAGCTGCCGCAGACCGGAACGATAGGCACAAAGCGCGTCATCCCCGAGGCCAGCCAAGACTTGACCAACACCGTCAAGGCGGCAGTCGATCAGCGCCGCAAGGGTGGTTACGAGAACCGCTCTGGCAAGCCCTCGCCTAGTGCCGATGAGCGGGCAATGGGCATGACCGAGGAAGTGTTCAACCTCATGCGTGCCGGTACCGAGGACGCAGCTGCAGTCATCGGTGGCGTGGCAGACGCGCTGCAGATCAAGACCAAGGCTGTCACCTTCGCCGAGATCCAGGCCAAGGCAGCCGACCAGGGTATCGATCAGGTGTTCCTAAACCGGCTGATCGGCAACGACGGCAAGATGGCTGCCAACGCTGTCGAGACTTACAAAGCGCTCGAGGTGCTGGAGACCAGCTCGCGTGAGCTCGACCGGCTGTTCAAGCTGGTGGACTCCGGCGCCGCAACTGACATGGACAAGCTGAAGCTGCGCCAGCAGATCAGCCTGCACGGCATGATCCAGAAGGGCGTCAAGGGTATGCAGACCGAGACTGCCCGAGCTCTGGCTGTGTTCCGCATTCCGCGCTCTGGCAATGCTGACGTGGTGCGCCAGGTACTGAAAGAGTACGGTGGCGATCAGTCGCTAACTGACCTGGCCCGCGCCTATCTGCAGGTCGAGACCCGCGGTGCGAAGAACGCCCTGGTCGAGAAGTCGATGATGTCAGGCGTCAAGGATGTGTGGATGTCCACCTACATCAATGGCCTACTGTCGTCGCCTGTTTCGCATGCCAAGAACATGACGGCCAACACGCTGTTTGGTCTGTACCAGATCCCCGAGCGGCTGGTTGGTTCGTTCTACTCCAACGTGCTGCCGCAAGGTGTGCGCGGCTTCAGAGCATTGGTGCCTGGTACAGCCGAGGAAAAGATCGCTTTCGATGAAGCGCTGACGATGATTCAGTCGCTGCGCACAGGTTTTGGTGAAGGCCTCGAGCTCGCCTCGCGTGCCTGGAAAACCAACCAGCCGGTGTCAGACATGGCCGACAAGGTCGAGCTCAATGCCCGCGAAGGCATGGGCGAGACCTTGAAGCGCATCGCTGGTGCCGAGCAGGACAGTCTGCTGGCCAAGGGGCTGGACTACTACGCAACGGCAATCACCCTGCCTGGCCGTGCGCTGCTGACCGAAGACGAGTTCTTTAAGGGCGTGCTGTACCGCATGGAGCTCAACACGCAGATCACCCGGCGCGGCAAGCAGGTCTACCGCGAGGCGCTAGACGCTGGTCTGCCAGAGGCTGATGCCGTGGCCAAGGCCGAAGCGGAAACGCTGTCGCTGTTTAAGAGCCCACCGGCAGATCTGGACGAAGCGGCGATGGAATATGCCCGCCGCGGTACGTTTACCGCTGACCTGCCACCAGGGCTTGAGAAGCTGCAGCGCGTGTTCAACCACCCTGCTGCCAAGATCGTTGTGCCCTTCTTCAAGACCCCGGCCAACGTCGGTTTGAACGTCATCGAGCGCACGCCGTTCGCTCCCCTCTCCTCTCGCTGGCGTCAGGAAATCGCAGCCGGCGGTGTCGAGCGCGACATGGCAATGGCCAAGGTGACGCTGGGTTCAACCATCCTGGCGACGTTTGCAATGATGGCCGCCGAGGGCAACATCACCGGTGGCGGGCCGAAGCGACCAGCAGACCGCGAGACCTTCAAGCGCACTGGAGCCCAGCCTTACAGCATCAAGATCGGCGACCAGTGGTACAGCTACCAAGGCATGGAGCCGGTCGGTGCTTTGCTGGCCATCGCTGCCGACTACCATGAGTACGCGCTGAACGAGCCCGACCAGGGCAAGGTCGAGCAGGTCTTCTTGGGCGCGACCTATGGCCTGTACGAGTACCTGAAGGAGCAGCCCTATCTGCAGGGTGTGGCCGAGGTTACCAAGGCGCTGGGCTTAAGCCGCCAAGGTGGCGAGGTTGACGGGACAAAGGTGATCAACGAGCTGACCAAGCAGCTGGGCGGCTTCGTGATTGGCGGCTCACCGGCTGGTGCGTACAGCTCTGCAGTGGCTGCCATCGAGCGCTTGAGTGATCCGACCAACCGCGGCGTCAGGACTGAGGTTGATCTGCCGATGGGCGTGCGCGGCTTTTACGAGGCCTTCAACAAGTACCGCAGCCGCCTGCCCTACTTCAGCCAGGATCTGCCTGAGATGCTGAACCTGTGGGGCGACCCGGTCATGAACGCGCACCCCAACCCTGCCATGCGTGGCATGGGCCTGGTGCTGCCGACTCGAGTGTCGCCCGAGCAGTTCTCTGCGGTGGACGACGCCCTGGTGCGGCTGGGCTCGCCGATTGGCATGCCAGACAAGAAGCTGGACGGCATCGAGATGGATGACTTTCAGTACAACCGACTGCTGACCATCTACAGCAAGGAGCTCGGCGCTCAAGCGCAGCTGATGCAGGTGATGGCTACCCCAGGCTTCGACCTGCTGTCGCTCAAAGACCAGCAGCAGACCTTGCAGAACATCCACAGCAAGATGATGTCTGCCGCTAAGCAGCAGCTGAAAACCGAGTACCCAGACCTGCAGTTCAAGATCGAAGAGCTAAATGCACTGCGGGATGCAAACGGACTCTATTACAAGCCAGACTAAGTAAGTACAATTATCAACAGGAAGGATTGAATTATGGGCGTACCAATCAACAATGTGACGAGGCGAGTGGTCTATGCCGCGAGCGGTACAGGCCCGTACAACTTCACCTTTGAAATCCTGGCAGCTGGCGACATCGCGGTGTACCGCGACGATACGCTGCTAACGCTGACCACCAACTACACGGTGACGATCAACGCTAACGGCACCGGCTCGATCACCCTGACCGCAGCCCCGACCGGTGCGACCCAGATCGCCATCGTTGGTAACCGGACGATCAGCCGCACCACCGACTTTGTGACCGGCGGCGACTTCTTCGCCAACACGCTGAACGACGAACTGGATCAACAGACCATCTTCGCGCAGCAGAATGCCGAGGGTCTGCAGCGTGCGCTTCAAGCACCGCAGACCGACCCGACGACGATTAACATGACGCTGCCGCGTGCGGCAGACCGTGCGAATAAGGCGCTCGGGTTTGATGCCAATGGAAACCCAATAATCGCTGACACGCTTGGCACTAACCGTGGCAACTGGTCTGCATCGACCGTGTACTACGTCCGAGACATCGTTAAGGACACAAGCACCAGCAATATCTGGCAGTGCATCGTTCAGCATACCTCAAGCGGTTCGCAGCCGATCAGCACCAACGCTGATGTTGCCAAGTGGTCGCTGCTGGTAGACGCAGCTGCAGCTGGCACGTCTGCCACCAACGCTGCCAATAGCGCCACCGCCGCTGCCTCAAGCGCCTCGGCTGCATCGACAAGCGCAACAAACGCAGCGAGCTCGGCCAGCTCGGCATCGACCTCGGCTTCTAACGCTTCGACTAGCGCCACTAACGCCGCAAACAGTGCGACGACCGCTGCTGGTCATGCTTCGACTGCCAGCACCCAGGCAACCAACGCGGCCTCGAGCGCGAGCGCAGCATCAACCTCTGCGACCAATGCAGCCTCGAGCGCTAGTGCCGCGAGCACATCGGCTTCAAACGCCAGCACGTCAGCAACCAATGCTGCGAGCTCTGCGTCTGCAGCCTCGACCTCGGCGACCAATGCTTCCAACTCTGCAAGCACTGCAACCACGCAGGCAACCAATGCCAGCAACAGCGCGTCTGCTGCAGCAACCAGTGCAACCAACGCGGCCAATAGCGCGACATCAGCACAGACCGCGCAGACCGCAGCTGAAGCAGCGCTCGACAGCTTTGACGATCGTTACCTGGGCGCGAAGACCTCCAACCCGACGTTGGACAATGACGGCAATGCGCTGCTGACCGGTGCGCTGTACTTCAACAGCGCGGCCAATGAGATGCGGGTCTACACCGGCTCAGCCTGGCAAGCGCTGCCTACCCTGCCCGACCTGGTGGTGGAGTACGAATTCACTGCTACCGCAGGCCAGACCAGCTACACCTTTGTCGGCGGCTACCGCGTCGGCTTCACTTATGTCTGGGTGAACGGCGTGATGCTCTCAGACTCAGACATCACCGCGAGCAACGGCACAACGATCACCTTCGGAACAGCGCTGGCTCTGAACGACGAAGTGCGCGTGATCACGTTCAAGGCTGTCGCCTCGGTGACCGCAGCTGATGTCGGCGCTCTGCCGACAACCGGTGGAACGATGACCGGCGACATCACGCTAAACGCGCAGTCAGACCTGCGGTTCGCAGATTCAGACTCAAGTAATTGGGTGGGCTTTCAAGCGCCAGCAACGATCGCATCAAACGTCACCTGGACGCTGCCATCAACTGATGGCACCAGCAACCAGGTATTGCAAACAAACGGATCAGGAACGCTGTCTTGGGCTACTCCAAGCGGCGGCGTCACAACCGGCAAGGCCATTGCTATGGCCATCGTCTTCGGAGGTTAATCATGGCCGCACCTAACGTAGTCAACGTCGCAACCATCACCGGCAAGACTGCTGTGCAGGCAGTCGGTACCAGTGCCACAGCGATTGTCACCAACAGCAGTGGTAGTAACAAGGTACTCAAGATCAACGCGCTGTATATCAGCAATGTGGATGGAGTAAACAACGCCGACATCAATGTCGATCTGTTCCGTAGCTCGACGGCTTATCACATCGCAAAAACAATTTTAGTTCCAGCCGATGCCTCGCTTGATGTGATTAGCAAACCAATCTACTTGGAAGAAGGCGATAGTCTGCGTCTAACCGCTAATGCCGCTAGTGATCTGGAGGCTGTCTGTTCGTATGAGGAGATCAGCTAATGAGGCGCGGTAACGGCGGTGTAATTGGCAAGCGCAATGCGCCGACCACATCGTCGGCTAAAGGCATTTGGTCGCTGTCAGAAGTGCAAGAGGCCCGGCAAGAAAATGTCTGGCCTTTGGGCTCTGTAATTGTTGACTATCTGGTTGTTGCTGGCGGTGGCGGTGGTGGAGGCGGTACATATCATGGTGGTGGCGGTGGTGCAGGTGGTTTTCTGTCCGCTTCTGCTTTTGCAGTTTCGGCGGGATCTGCAATTACAGTCACAGTAGGTGGCGGTGGCAATGGTGGGGCTGGTGCTAACAACGGATCAACAGGAAGTAACTCTGTATTTTCATCAATAACGGCTAGTGGTGGTGGGTACGGCGCGTATACGCCATCTGGAGCTGGTGGTTACAACGGAGGTAATGGCGGTTCTGGTGGTGGCGCAGCAGGAACATCTGGAGGCACAGGCTCTACGGGTGGCACAGGCACGTCTGGACAAGGAAACAATGGAGGCAACTCCCTTGCATCAGGAGGTGGAACTGCGTATGGCGGCGGTGGAGGTGGCGGTGCTGGTGCTGCTGGTAGCAATGGAAGTCAAGCCGCCGCAGGGGCTGGCGGTAACGGATCATCGTCATCAATTACTGGATCATCTTTAACATACGCTGGTGGTGGCGGTGGTGCGGTTTTCACAGGAACAGGTGCATCTGGTGGTACTGGTGGCGGTGGTGCTGGCGGCAGTGGTGGAGATGGTACAGCAGGAACGGCGAATACTGGCGGCGGCGGTGGCGGCGCTGAAAGAAGCGGAGGCGCAACGGGCGGTAACGGCGGTTCTGGTGTTGTGATTATTAGAACACTGGTTACAGCTACCGCAACAACAGGATCACCAACGATAACAACCGATGGGTCTTATAACGTCTACAAATTCACTGGTAGTGGATCAATTACATTCTGAGGTAATGCATGGCTCACTTTGCTCAACTGGATGAAAATAATGTAGTGACGCAAGTCATCGTTGTGCATAACAACGAATGTCAGATTGACGGTATTGAATCTGAAGATGCTGGAATTGTTTTCTGCAAACAACTGTACGGTGCAGACACTCGCTGGAAGCAGACCAGCTACAACGGCAGCATCCGCAAGAACTACGCTGGGATCGGCTACACCTACAACGCAGTGCGCGACGCCTTCATCGCGCCGCAACCGTATCAGAGTTGGGTGCTCGATGACGCAACCTGCCAATGGAAAGCGCCGGTGCCTGTGCCGACTGATGGTCAGCGGTATTCATGGGATGAGGCAACGCAAGCCTGGGTGGCCGCCGCCGTGTAAGTACAGACTGCATTAGCCCCGTTGGGGCTCACTAATCTCAAAAAAGAAAGGAGCCCCAGATGGGCAAGTCACAGAAGCTAGGGAACATGCCGAACGCTCCGGTTTTTAGTGCATACAGATCCAGCAGCAACCAGTCTGTAACCACCAGCACCTGGACAAAGGTGCAGTGCCAGACCGAAGAGTTCGACACCGCATCAGCCTACGACAACGCGACCAACTATCGCTTCACCCCGCAGGTTGCCGGCTATTACCAGGTCAACGCGCAGCTCTGCCCTGTAGGCGTGCCGGTAACTCGCGGCATTGCTGCTATCTACAAGAACGGCAGTTCGCACAAGATTGGTTCTGACTATTTGGTTGACTCCACGACAACAGGTCGGTCTGTGGTGTCGACGCTGGTCTACATGAACGGTACGACAGATTATCTTGAGATGTTTGGGTATGTAACATCGGTGTCAGGGCCTGGCTTTGGATACGCAACAGGCGCAGATACATATTTTCAAGCGACGCTTGTGCGACCTGCTTAACGGAGATGGAAATGGAAGGAGGACTTTGGACAGCTATTGGCGCAGGCATTGCAGGCATTGGTGCTGGTGCTTACGGCATGTATCGCAAGGTGGTGGCAGACCTGCGGCACGACAACATTGCGACCCTGCACGATGAGGCTATTGATCACGTCATCAAGACGCTGCGCGATGAGGTCGAGCGCCTGTCGCAGCGGCTGGCTGCGGTCGAAGAGCAGAACCGCAAGTGCGAGGAAGCTAACGATGCTTTGCGCGAAGAGATCATTGCAATGAAGAAGCAGCTGCACCTGTTCTGATGTGCTTGATCCGGTCACCATTGCTGCGGCGTACAAGGCATGTACCACGGCGATCGACCTGGCCAAGAAAGGTGTCGAGCTCTACAAGCAGATCAAGTCGACCAGCGGGGATGTTAGTGACGTACTGAAAGACCTGAAGGAGCAATACCACAAGATCGTCAGCCCGAGCAAAGAGCAGACGAAGCAGTACCAGGAGGAAGTCAAGCGGGTGCAGGAGGTGGCGAAGGCCACGCCGGATGATGTGCTGAATGACATCTGGTCGAACCTTGGCAACTTCATCGACCAGTACGAAGCACTGGCCAAGCTGTATGTGCAGAGCTCGGTCGAGGCAAAGGAAGTGTACCGAGGCGAGCTGTCACTTGGTCGCCGAGCGCTGGAGCGCATCCGGCTTGAGAGCAAGCTGAACGAGATGCTGGCGCAGGTAAGGGAGGCGATGATTTATAACTCGTTCCCAGAGCTGAATGGTGTGTGGTCACGTTTTGAAAAGGCCTGGCATGACATACAGAACGAGCAGGCAGAGGCTTTAGCAGCAGAGACTAGGAAGATACAGGCGGCTCGATGGCAACGAAGGGCAGCAATAAATCAGCTCAAGGCTCGCCTGATTTACGTTGGAGCGATCGTGTTCGTGGTGCTGTGGGCGGTGGGTCTAATGTGGCTGATAACAAGAAGCGCGATTCAGAGGATGTACCTTGGGCTTTGATTGTCACTGTGCTGGCAATCTTGTTGATGTTCTTCATCATCATGCCTGTGCTCGCTGTGATGTACC